TTACCTCATTCCCGACTGGCGCAAGGCGTCCAGCGTGCCGTCGCGCGCCGCGTCGGCCACGCTGCGATTCGCCGCATCGACATTCACGGTAATGCCCACCGCTTGCGGCATCATGCCCTGCGCGCTGAAGCCGCCAAAGCCGCCGCTGCCACCGCCCGGCGCTGCGGATTGCGGCGTCACCGAACCAGTTACGCCGTTAAACCAGTCGCGTACAATGTCAACCAGGCCGCCCTCTATGATCGGCGGCGCCTTGAAGAAATCGGCCCACATGGCGGACGAATTCGTATCCCACCATTCCTCCAGCCCGGCGCCAATCGCGCCGCCAAAGCCCGTGCCAATCTCTTTGCCCAGCTCCTGGGCAATTGCCTTCATGCCCTCAAGGTTGTATTCAAAATCGTCCTTCGTAATGCCCATTGCTTCAGCGGCATTGGACACAATGTCATCCCACGCCTGCTTGACGTCATCGATGAATGGCTGCCCGTGCTCGGCCCACCAGGTGTCAAAGTTCGCCGCCCAGGCCTCAATCGCCGGGATTACATTGTTGTGGATGTAGTCGGCAATCGCCGGCAGCGCTTCGCTGGCCATTTCCTTCAGCTTGGTCACCAGCGGCGCCAGGATCGGCAGCAGCGTCTCGCCCAGCAGCGTTTTGAATTCATCCCAGGCCGCCGTCAAAATCTTCATCGTGCCCGCCCAGCCGCCGCTGGTTTCGGCAAAGTCATTTGTGGCGGCGCCGGCGCTCTCAATCGTGATCTGGTAGGTGGCCAGCGCCTTTTCCTGCGCCGTCAATTCGCTTGCCACGGCTTTGCCGGTGTCCGCCAGCGCCCGCTGCTCCACCGTGGCGGCGTTGATCAGCGGCACATACCGCTGCAGGCTGTCATATTCGCCGCGAAACGCCGCGCTCATGCTGTCGAGAATTTCGCTCGGATCGGCGTTGTGAAAGCTGCCCAGGTCGGTGGCCAGCTGCACCAGGCTTTGGCTCATGTCGGCCGCGCCATCGCTCGATTCACCCAGCTGCATGAAGAGATTGCCCAGCGTGCCCACCGAATCCAGCGCCGCCTGTTTGGTCATGCCCAGGTTGAACGCCGCACCGCTGGCCCATTCTTCAATCGCCGTGGCGCTCTCCCCGAAGAGCACGCGCACCTTGCTTTGCGTTTCGGCCAGGTCAGACGCCAGCCCAATGCTTTCGCCAATCTGCGAAAATGCCCCCTGGATTGCACCGCCCACGGCCGAAAAAATGCCCATGCCAAAGCCCTGGAAAAGCCCGGTCATGGTCGCGCCCCAGCCCTTGGATTGCTTTTCGGCGCTGTCCAGCCCCTGCTTCAGCTGCTTGTCGTCAGCGTCCAGATATAAAAGTGCGTCACCCAGCTTGATCGGCATTTTCCACCCGTGCCACACTCAAAAGGTCATTCCATACGGCATCGCGGCTCTTCATGCTTGCCGGTGGTTGTGCTGGCGCGAAAAGGCGCGCCACTTCCCCCGCAATCAGGCGCGCCTCAAATTGTTTTCTGCGCACCCAGGCCGCCGTCAACTGCACCCGCCCGGCGCCGTCCAGCCATTCCGGCCAGCCGTGCGCCAGCCCTAGCTCGTCACCTTCGATGCCGGCAAGTGCGGCGCTGCCCCATTCATCGGCGCCCCAGGTCGCGCCGCTAGCGCCAAAGGGTAGGCGGCGGCAATCAGCGCTGCAAAGGCCGCCTCCAGCTCTTCGTCGGTGCCCTGCTCCAGCATGGTCTCCATGCCGGCCGCCAGCTCCGGCTGCCACGCCACCAGCAGATCCAGCTTGGCATTGGGTGAAAGGCTGCGCGTGGCAATCCGCACATATTCCCCGAAGTTTTCGGCGCCGGGTTCGCCCGTGGAGCGTGTCACCGGCGCCAGGGTAGCCTCCACCGCCCGCCGCCACTCCACACGCCGCCGAAGCGTCCCGCCCAGCACCTCAATTAAAACGCCGCCAATTGCAATCACGCAGTTGCCTTTCTCGCTGTTGCCGTTCTCGCAGTTGCTGTTCTCTGCGCCTCTGCGCCTCTGCGTCAAGCCGTTACACCGCCAAAGCCGTGACGTTGTGGATCACCAGCGCCACGCCGCTATTGTCGGCAAAGGCTTTGAACTGCAGCGGAATGCCAATGCCCGCGTCCTTGGCGAATGTGATCGGCCCGTTCATCACGGCGCTGCCGCGCGGAATGAAGATGCGCACCGGCAGCCGCGCATTGGTGTCGGTGACGCGAATGCCCTCGATGCCAAAGGCAAAGAGTGACACGTCCACCTTGCTGGCCAGCACCGTGATCTCGTCACGCCCGCTGGCGCCCGCCCCGGCCGCCGTCGTCACCACCGTGCCGTCGGTGGCCAGCTTCAACGTGTCGGCCGTGAATTCGCCCATCACGGTTTCCAGCATCACCTCCACCTGCGTGCGGATCGTGCGCAGCGGCACGGTCAACTGCTGCACAAACAGGTCAAAGGGTGTGACATTCATGTTGAGATTGGTCGGTTCCAGCGTGTAGCCCAGATTCTTCCACGGCGCCGTCCAGGCCGCCCCGGCCAGCACCGTTGACACATTCGGGAACGGCGTGCCTACCGGCGCATACCATACCGTCGCTGGTGATACCAGCACATCACTTGCTGCCATTTCATGCCCCCCATTCCACAATTTGCGCCGCCCAGTTGAGCGTGCTTCGGTACAGTTGCCAGTCGGATTCGTAACTCGCATCACTGGCCACGCGCATGCACGGCCCAATCCGCAGCCCGGCGGCGCCGTAGCGCCAGCCCTCCATGCCCACCATCAGCTGGGACGCCAGCGCCCCGGCATCGGCATACACGCTCGAATAGCAGGAGGCGGCAATCGTGCCCGCCCACAGCGGCGCCGTGCCGGTCACATCGCTGCTCAGGCTTACGCCAAAGACTACGCACGCCGCGTCCTCTTCCTGCGGCGCTTCGCGCAGATACACCGGCGCGCCGACAAGCTCTTTCAACCGGTTAAAGATTGCCGCCTCGATGCGATTCATGCCCAGGCCTCCAGCTGCACGGCCGCCGGCGCCGCATGCGGAATCAGCGGCGGCTGCATGGCCGCCTGTTCGATGCGGCGCTGCGCAATCGCAAAGTAGCCGGGATCAATTTCGCAGCCGATAAAGCGCCGGCCGGTCTGCATGCACGCCACGCCGGTGGTGCCGCTGCCCATGAAGGGATCAAAGACGGTGGCGCCGGGCTGCGTGGCCTTTGTCACTAGCCATTTTGTGATTGACAGCGGCTTTGGCGTTGGATGATCAATACCTTGCGGCACAATCGCACAGGTCATAAAATCTTGTCCCCAAAACTGCACGCCGGATTTGTAAGCGCACACAATCGGCGTCCACTGTGGGGAAAATTTCCGTGCTATCTGCATTGCGTTTGGCTTGTGCCATACCATAGTCCAGGCGTCAAAGCCCGCATCTTGTATGCATTTGAGAATGTGATATAGGCGCGTATTGGCATAAAAGAATAGGCAATATCCACGCGAAACTCGCAAGCATTCGCGCACAATGTCGCTGGTGATTGATTCGTCCCATACGGTTACATTCGTGCCATACGGCGGATCAGTCACCACGGCATCCACCGCCCCATCCGGCAGCCCCCGCATGTATTCCAGGCAATCGCCCAAATGCAAATCGTAGTTCATTGCTCGCGCTCCAGCTTGCCGCGCACCAGCTTCGCAAACGCTTCAGCGCCTTCATCCTTCGAAGCGTCCACCGCCGGCGCCAGAAACGGCCGCCGCTTCACGCCGGGGTGCATCACGGCGCTGCGGTAGCCCAGCCCCTCGATCTGCAGCACCTTGCGCTTGCGTGCCCGGCCGGACCGCCCGACATACGGGATTGCATGGCGCTTGACGCCCGAATCCTCATACAAATTGCTGTACCAGGCGGCAAAGCCCACCAGCACCGTGCCCGCCTTCGCCTGCGGCATGCGCCGCCGGTCACCCTTCTGCTTGTGGTGCGTGGTGCGTTTCGTGGAGAGCAAAAAGCCGCTGGCGCGCAGCCGGCCGCTATCCCGCGGCGCGCGGCCCGTGGCGTCATCCAGGATCACTTCGCCCATAGCCCACAGCCCCGCCTCTTCATGCTCGCGGATCGTGGCGGCAATCTCGTCGCCAAACCATTCCAGGCTGATATTCTTGGTGCGCTGTTTGCGTGCCATTATGGCTCCACAATCTCGGTGCAGTTCAGCGTGTAGGATGCGCCGTGGTTGTCAGAATCGGCAATGCTCAAAATTTCCAAAATGCGCACGCCCCACACGATGCGATCACTGGGCCTGGGCGTCACACTGCCCGCCCGCACCTGCACCTGGTGCGAAAGTGTCGCCCGCCCCGCCTCAATCTCAGGCTGCAGCCGCTCAAAGCCGCCGGGCGTGCGCACGCTGGCCCACACAGTGGCGAGTGGCGCCCAGCTGGGCACGGTAGCGCCGCTCAAGTCCTGTGCCAGCGTGCGGCGCTGAAACTGCACGCGCTTGTTGAGGCGGCCGGCTCTCACCATGCACCGCCGTAGCGCACAGGTTCCGGCCGGTAGGCCCGCCAGGGCAGCGTCAAGGCCTCCAGCGCCTGCGGTATCTGGATTGCACTCACACCGGCGCCCACCACCACCGCTTCACGGTTTTCGTACAAATTGCCCACCTGCAGCAAAATCGCGGCTTTCGCCCAGCCCGGCGCCACGTCATAACCGGCCGTGTAGGTCACCTGCAATCTACCCGCCGCCCCGCCGCCGTCCACGCCGTCGCCATAAAATCGCAGGCGCCCCAGGCTTTTGTCCAGCACATAGGAAATGGGATCGATTGTCACCACGTCAAAGGGATAGTCGCTTTCGTCCACCACCGCTACCGTGGCCACCGCCAGCGCAGGCGGCATCGGCAAGAGCACCTCGCTGCCGTTCCACGCGTCAAATGTGGCCAGATAGGTGCGCGGCGTCAGCGCCCGCCAGCACAGCGTTTCCTCAATCTGCTGGCGCACCGCCACGATCAGGTTCTCGATCAGCGCATCATCGTCGGCAAAATCGACGCGCAGATGCAGCTTGGCCTCTGCCAGCGTCACGCCCTGGTCGGTTGGTTCAGTCTGAATGTCCAGTGCAATCACTCCAGCGCCGCCTTATCGTAAAAGAGCACCCGCCACCGCCCCGGTCCCTGCACCACCAGCACGGCGTCCGCCTCCGGCAAGCCCAGCCGGCGGCAGTCGGTCACCGAAAGCATGTACCAAATTCTTGGGTCGCAAGGCCAGTAGCCATTCAGCACCCGCTCCACCTGTGTAATCTCTTCCACCGTCACAGGCTGGTCCGGCGCAAAGAACGCCCGCAGCACGTTGCTTTCCGTAAAGCCGCCGGCAAGCCGGTTTTTGACCACGCATGCGCATTCCTGCAGCGCAAAACGCGCTTCACCGGCACAGCGCGCCGCCACGCGTTCCGGGAATGGCGTTTGCGCCGCTGCAGGCTGGGAATTCCAGCCCACAGCGCACGCAAACGCCATTGCGAGTACAATGCGCCAGATCATCCCTGTGCCGGCCTCTGTACGCCCGAATCGCCAGAATCGAACGATTCGCGCCCATGCACCTGCGACGCATGGCCCTGGTCATATTCAGCGCCCAGCGCCCCCGCTTCGCCATCGCTGGGACCATCGTCGGCGCGTTCCACATAGCCGCCGGAGATTAGCACCGTGCCTTCCATCTCCGAAAGCTGCACGCGTTCGCCGCGCACCAGCTTCAGCTTGCGCCCGTCCACGGTCAGCTCGATATCCTGCAATGCGTTGAACATCGCTACCCCTTCTTCACGCTCTTGGTCGTCAGCGTCTGGTCGTCGTCGTCGGCGTCATCTTCGCCGGTGACGCGCGTCTCATTCGCTTTGCGCTTGGCCTCGGCGCTCTCCGGCTTGGATTTCTCGCCGCGCGCCTCTTCAATCCAGCCGTGCGCCGTCAGCAGCTCGATGTCGCCTGGGTTCAGATCGTCCAGGAGTTCGCCCTCGGCGATCTCGCGGCTGAAGCCCGCCACGATCACCGGCCCGCCCTTGATTGCTCGATACACTGCCATTTCTTGCTCCTTTGCATTGTCCCCTAGGAAAAACGCGGCGGCGTGGGTACCGGCGCCGCCGCGCGGGAATTGGCTAGGCCTTGGTGCCGCGCAGGATCGCTTCAGGCTGCAGCACTTTGTACACGACACGGAAAAAGTAGCGCAGACGCACCACGTCGTGAATGTCGCGAATGTACGGGTTGCGCAGGAAGTTGAACGCCGGGTTTTCGCGCTTGCCCATGAAGTACCAGTCACCCAGGAAGATCGGGTTATTGGTCGTGCCCACGGCGTCGGCGGCGCCGGTGGTGACCACCGGAATCCCCAGCAGCTCGTTGCGGCTGCCCTGCGGCGATTCCAGATAGACAAAGGGCGAACCCTGAATATTCTGGATCGTGTTGAGTGACGAACGGCGCATCAGCCACTTGGCATTGTCGGCGTATTCGTCGGGCAGTGCGCCGTACATGGCCTGAATGTCGGCCTGTGTCAGTGCGCCGGCCGCCAGCGGCACGCTGGTGGCGCCGGCCTCGGCCGCCGCGATTAAAAGTTCGTTGTGCGTCTTGGCCATGGCACGCGCCACCCAATCCTCAATCCACGCCATCAGGTTGCTGTCCTCGTCGGCCAGCAGCTCCTCGGTGATATCGATGTACTTGCTGTAAGTCGCAAGCGTCATTGCCACCAATCCCAGGCTCGGCGCGTCCTTATCCTTGGGACCGAGTTCCGGCGTCAGCACAAACGAATTCACGTCGGTGGCCTCGGTGATCACATTCACCGTTGTGCCCTTGCCCGTGATCGTGCGCACGCCCAGCTTGTCGGCAATATTCTGCTCGTCGCGCTTGGCAATGATGCGGTTGTAATGGCCCACAGGCACGGCATAGCCGGCCGACGTGGGCGTGGACAGCTTCATGTCCACCGGGTTGCTGGCGCGGTAGTCCAGCATCGGCCGCTGGTCGCCGGTGCGAATGTAGGCGGCCATCGAACGCTCTTCCAGAAAGCGCGGATCGCGCCGCAAATTGACATTGCGCCCGGCATAGCCGGCGGCCGCAACTGAGGCGCCGCCGTCGTCATCCTCTTGCTCGTCATGGCCCAGCAGCTGTGCGATCGTCTCGGCGCGCATGGCCTGCTCCAGCAGCCGCTTGTGTTCGGAAATGGCATTGTCGTATTCGCCGCGCTCGTCTTCGGACATGGTGCGGTTTTCGTTGTTTACGATCTGGTCCAGCTGCTCGATGCGCTGCAGGTAGGTGTCGGCCTTGCGGCGCAGGTCCACGGGCGCCAGCTTGTCGCGTGTTTCCATTTTTAGATCTCCCTTGGTTGTGCGTGTCTGGTTGCCCTGGGCAGCCGGCGCCCGCCGGTCCGCTTGCGGCTGTATCTTGACCGGCGCCCGCCGGTACAATTCGGGAATGTCGGGCAGTTCGCCCCAGTTGGAGCGCACGCTGGCCGTCGTGCTGGCATAGGCCGGAAAGGGCACCACGCTTACCTCGCGCAGCGACACCGCCAGCAGCGTGCGCACCGGACCGTTTTCAGTCTTTTGCCATGCGTCCTTATCGACGGTAAAACCGAAGCTCATTTGATCCACGTCGCCGCGCCGCATACTCTCCACATGCCCGGCCGCGCTGGCCGGCGGCATGATGCGCACATGCAGCCCGCGCCCATCCTCCTGCAGCTGCAGCGTGCCCGCCTTGGTGCGGCCGAGCACCTGGGAATGATCGTGGTTCCACAGCGCGCGCACGTCGCCGTCCAGCGAACCTTTGAAAGCGCCCGGCGCAATCTGTTCGCGAAAGCCGCCCAGGTCCTCGCTCAGAGAATTGAATACCGCCGCATAGCCTTCGATCACGGGCGCCGTGCTCTCGCCGCGCACCTCGATCTGCATCACAATTGGATAGCGTTCCATCTTTTCCCCCTCAAAAACGGATTGACAGGTTTGGCAGTTTTGGCATTCGTGTCAAAAACGCCAAAACTGTCATGCCGCCACCAGCGTGCAATCGCAGCCGGAATGTAATTGCGGGTGTGTCTTGCGGCCGTGGATGCGCAGCTGGTTGCCGTCAGGGTCGACGATCACGCCGTCGTCGATAAAGGCGCTGCCGACAGCCGCCCGCCGGCCGTGCATCCCGCGGCAGAACGGGCACGATTTGCCCCTGGCCGCCCACACCGTCGCCGCCACGCCCACCAGCGCATAGCTGGCGATGCTGGCCGCGTTGATACTGTCGACCGACTGGCGCATGCCTTCCTTGGCGGCGCGTTTCTCTTCCCACTCATTCACGCGCCCCTCGACCGCCTCCAGCCCCGCCGCGCCGGGATTCTCACCCAGCAGCGCCGCGATCTGCCCTTCGCTGGCCAGCACCCAGGCGGCGCTCAAGTTCGCCAAAAAAGCCGCCGTGAAGTCGGCAAAAGACTTCGGGACCGGCCGGCCGACTTCGCTCTTCACCGAGTTCGCCGCCCCGCGTATGCTGGCCGTCAGCACCGGCGCAAAGTAGGCCGGAATCTTCGGCTGCAGCTCGCGATAGAATTCCACCAGCCAGGCCTCAAAGGCCGCCCGGTCCTCCCCCACGGCGCCCAGTTTGCGCAGCAAATCCGACGCCTCACGCTTGACCAGCCGCGCCGCCGCATCCGTCCACAGCGTGCGGAAAGTGGCGATCAGCTCCTGCCGATCGCGCCGCACGGCATGCTGGGCAGCCGTTAAGAGATCATCGTCCGGCCCGTCATCCTCTTCCGGCGGCTCTTCAAAGTCCGTGTCCATATCAGGTAGCACCGCCCGCACCAGCAGCGCCGGCAATTCGTCCCTCTCCCACTTCCGTCCGAAAGCCCGCGCTGCTGGTGTAGGCGCCGGTACATCCACCGTGGGCGCTGCACCGGGATTCTCGATTTTCGCCTCCGCTTCGGCCGAAAGCGCCGGCGCCGTGGTCATGTTCAGCGGCGCCAAAAATTCGTCCAGGCCGTCGGCCGCGTTCAGGTTTTCCAGCTCGCGCACCTCATTGCGATTCATCCAGCCGTTTTGCACCCCGATTGCATACGCCTCCATGCGGCTCTTGGTGTCGCCGCGCAGCAGCCCCTGCATGCGGTGCTCGGCAAAGTAGCGCGCCCGTTCGCCGGGCAGCAACAAGGTGCGCCAGATCTCATCCTCAAAGTTGCGCGCCCAGGGCAGCAGCGTGTACTGCACGAATTCCAGGTTGTTTTGCTCGGCGCTGGCATAGCTTTGCGCCCCTGGGTCCCCGATCAAATGCGGCGGCACGCCAAAGACGCGCGCAATTTCCAGCACCGAGTATTGGCGGCTCTCCAGAAACTGCGCCTGGTCCGGCGGGACACTTATGGGCGTATACTTGTCGGCGCCTTCCAGCACCGCCACGCGGCCCGAATTGCGCGTGCCGCCGTGCAGCGCCTGCCATTCCTTGCGCAGCGTGTCGCGGCTTTCCGTGGTCAGCCGGTGCGCCACGTTTAATATTCCGTCCGGCCGCGAAGAGTTGGCGTAGAAAGATCCTGCGCTGCCCTGCAGCGAAAGCGCCAGCGCCACATTTTCGCGCATCAGGTTTTCGATCACGCCGTAGCCAATCTTGCCGTCGCCGGTCAGCCCGCGCAGGTGCAGCACCTCATACGCGCCGTAGGTCACAACCTGCGCGCCGGTATTCACCTTGTAGGCCAGCCCGCCGTCGGCGGCATCGGCAAATTCCAGGTTGTTGGGGTCCAGTGGTACCAGCGCCACCGGGTCGCCGTTGCGGTCGCGCACGATGCGGCTGCAGCCGTTGCCGTACAGCAAGGTCCACATCCAGATCGTCTCGCGCCACTTGTAGGCCGTCTGCCAGGAGTTGGGCACGCTCAGCACCTTGGCCAGCGCCGTGTCGGTGTCGCGTTCCTTGCCGCCCTCGATGCGCCGGTAGACGTGCAGCGGCAGCCCAGCCAGCGTGCCGCTCAATAACCGCACGCATGCCAGCACCGACGAAACGCGCAGCGCCGATTCCTCAGACACCCACGGCGCCCAGCCCACACCGCCGCCGGCGTCAAAGGCCGCCACCGCATCATAAAAAGGCTCGGCGCCGCGCTCTTCCACTGGCGTCACTGTCGGCTTGCCGGTCAGCCATTCCACAAAGCCCATGCGGTTGTCCCTGGGATAAAAGAAAAAGCGCCGCACCGCCCAGAAGGGCAGTGCGGCGCTCGGTGGCGCTCTGTGCGATATTGTGCGCTTATTGCGCAGTTATGTCAACTCTTTTGAGAGTTGCTCATTTCCATCTCCCGCAATTTCTCTTCCAATCTCGGCAAGAATTTCAAAATTAACAAAAGCTCTTGCCGGTCCGAATCAGTTTTGTAGTGTTCTGGATTATGCTCCAGATGATCAATCATTCCAGCCATAAGTATCCACAACGTATTTTCTAAACTATTGGACCAATAACCTGCATCAGCGTCCAAAAAGCGCTCTAGCGTCATTAGTGATTTCATCGCCACAAAATTGTCAGTCCCTATCGTGTATTTTGGCATCTTTTTCTCCCTCTTCCACCAGCGCCGAAATAAATATTATACCGCTCTCGCCCACGGCCGCCAGCGCCACATGATAGCGCACGCCGCGCCGCACAATCTCAAGCGTGCGGCCGTCGCTGGTCAAACGGCACAATAATTTGCCGTCGGCGCTGCGCACTTCCACCATGCTCAGGCGGGCGTCGGTCACAGTACGATCAGCCCCTGGTCATACATGCTTGCCCCCTGTTCATTCACCAGCGCCCGCTCCAGCCCCATGATCGCCGCCACCAGCCCGTCGATTTTCTCGCGTGATTTATTCTTGGCCGGCTTCACATTGCCGGCGGCGTCCTGCTGCACCACCAGGTTGTCGGCCGCCCAGCGCAGCACCGGGTTGCCGTCGTGCCCCAGCTCGCGGCTGGCCACCATGCGCGCCAGCGCCGAAGTAGGGTGCGCCATGCTGACGAATCCCTGGCCAAAGTCTACCATCACAAAGCCCTGGTCCTCCAGCTGCTGGCGAATCTGCCGTGCGCCCCAGCGGTCAAAGGCAATCTCCGCGATGTCGTACAGCCCGCGCAGCTCCACAATCCGCTCAATAATGCGCTCAAAGTCGATCACGTCGCCGGGCGTGGCCTCAATCCATCCTTCCCGCTGCCATACATCGTAGGGCACGCGGTCGCGCCGTATGCGCGCCTGCATGTCGGCCGTCGGGATCCAGTGCCACACGCGCACATGCCAGGGTTCGCCCTCTTCGATTGGCGGAAATACCAGCGCCAGCGCCGCCAAATCATGGGTATTGGCAAGGTCCAGCCCTCCATAGCACACGCGCCCGCTCAGATCCGGCGCCTCCACCTGGCACAAATCCCACAGCCGCATATCCAGCCAGCGCACATCTTGCTGGGTCCAGATATTCAGGTGCAACCGCTGAAATGTGTTCTGATAGCCCGGCGTCTGCAGCGCACGGTTGCATTGCTCGGCCAGGTAGTCATTCGTCAGCGTCACGCCCAGCCCCGGATTGGCTTTGGCCCACGTCCCCGGGCTGGTCCAGTCGTCAGATTCACCGGCGGCGGCGATAAAACCGAAATGCGTGGGCGCCACCATCGGGTCCGCAATCACGGACGTGCTCAATGCGTGCTGTTCCCAGCAAATGCTGTTCCGGTCAAGCCCGCCGTGGTGATCATTCACCAGCAGCGGCTGCGACCGTGCGCCCATGCTGGTCTGCAGCACGTCGAAAAGCTCGCGGTTCGGCTGCGCATGCAGCTCATCGAAGATCACGGCGCTGGCATTCAGCCCATGTTTTGAGTAGGCCTCGGCCGAAAGCACCTTGTAGCTGCTGTGCGTACTCTGCACCACCATCGACCGCTTGAAAATGCGCACCCGCCGCGACAAGGCCGGCGAATCCTGCACCATCTGCTTGGCCACTTCGTAGACAATCCCCGCCTGGTCGCGATCAGCCGCCGCCGAGTAGACCTCGGCGCCCGCCTCCCCGTCCGCCAGCAGCAGATACAGCGCGATTGCAGAGCAAAGCGCCGATTTGCCGTTCTTCCTGGGTATCTCAATATAGGCGGAACGGTAGCGGCGCGTGCCGTCGGCGCGCTTCCAGCCAAACAATTCGCGCATGATCGCCTGCTGCCAGGGCTGCAGCGTGAAACGTTCGCCCGCCCACACGCCCTTGGAGTGGCGCAAAAAGCCCTCGATAAAGGCCACCACGCGCTGGGCGGCCTTTTCATCAAACCAAAAGCCCGCGCCGGCCAGCGGATCAGGCGTCATGCGCCGAGCAGCTCCGGTGTGCCGCCCGTGTGCGTGGCCCAGCGTTCCAGCGCCACCGCCACGTAGCCGGGCGCAATCTCCACGGCCCGGCAGCGGCGCCCCAGGTTCTCGCAGGCAATTAGCGTGGTGCCGCTGCCGCAAAATGGATCGTAGACCACCTCGCCCGGCCGCGTGCTATTCGCAATCATCCCTGCCGGCAGCTCAATCGGTTTCATTGTCGGGTGCTCGGCGCTGCTGCGCGGCTTGTCAATCTCAAAGACACTATGCTGCGTGTGGTCCTCGGCAAAATAATGCGCGCCATTCTCAATCCAGCCGTACAAAATCAATTCGTGCCGGTAATGATAATCGCAGCGGCTCAGCACAAATTGATTCTTCACCCACACCAGCGAATGCTTGTACGTAAATCCAGACGCTGCCACGGCCGCAATGAAATGCGGCAAGAGCGTGCCCGGCGGGCACGCCACATAGACGCTGGCGCCTTTTTCCGCATGGCCGACTGCCCGGCAAAGCGCATCTGCCACCAGCTTTTCCGTGTCGGCCTCGCTCATGTGGTCGTGCTCGATTGGCGTCTGGTTGCTGTTGCCACGGTCCAGGGCATTGAGAAATTCGTTTTTGTCAGCATAGCTCACACCATACGGCGGATCGGTCCACACGCAGCGCAGCTGGTCGTCCGCCATCACCCGGCCCACCACGCCGGCGTCGGTGCAGTCGCCGCAGATCAGCCGGTGGTCGCCCAGGCGCCACAGCTGGCCCGGCGCCACGCCCCATTTTTTTCGCAATTCCTCGGCCCGGTCGATCTCCGGCGGCGTGTCTCTGCCCGCGTCAACGCCCACAATGCCGGCGTCCTTGGCAATTTGCGCCAGCAGCGTCAACAACGCCGCCTCGCCGGTGCGCACTTCGCCTAGCAGCGCCGCCAGCGCCTCGGCGTCGTGCGCCGCCATGGCGCCAATCGGGTCCAGCGTGGCCAGCACCAGCGCCTCTTCAGCGTCGGAAAGCTCCACATACTGCACCGGCACCAGCGCCACGCCCTCGCGCAGCGCCAATTCGGCCCTGGCGTGGCCGTCCACCATGCGCCCGCTGGTGCGGTTGACCGTCACCGGCGCCACCCAGCCCACCTCGCGCAAGCTGCCCTCCAGGGCGCCGATTTGCGCCTTTGGGTGACGCCGATAATTCTTGGCATTCGGCACCAGCGCCGCCGGATCAACCAGCGCCGTGCCTACAATGCGATTTTTCCATTCTGTCATGCACGCCGCCCTCTACAGGTCATTTAAAAATGCCTCAAATGCATCACCGGCCGATTCTGGCGCCACCAGCCGCACGCGGGCGCTAGGCGTCATGCCCAGTTCGCCCATACAACGCAGCATTGTGCGCTGGGCGTCATCCACGATTTTGAGCGCCGGATTGCGCATGGCCAGCCCGGCCGGCGTCACCATGATCAGGCCCAGGCGCTGCACAATCGCAAAGGCTTGCACCCATTGGGCATAGGCCATGCAGTAGACCGCCAAAATGTCCGCCTCAGCCTCCGTGATCACGCCCGTGGGCTGCATGATGCGCATGATGCGCGCCCATTCGCTGCGCGCCTCCGGCGTCAGATGCGCCGGAATCTTCGGCCGCTTGCTGCGCGGCTTTGGCTCGCGCCGGTTGAGCGGCCGCTTGCCCGGGTTGCCGGCCAGCTCTTTGATTTTCGTCGGAATGGCTGGATTTGGCACGCGTTACTTTGCCTCCAATCGGTTGTGTGCAAAGCCGTCGTACACCGTTTGATTTTGTCCAACCAGCATATAGGGCAAAAACACTTCGTCGGCCGTCACCAGCCCCGCCTGCACAATCGCCAATTGCGCCTCTGTCCAGTCCTTCAGAATCCGCCAGGCCACATTCAGACTATGTTGATCGCTGCGATAGCGTGGCTCCACGCGCTGCTTAACCAAAACGGCTTGCACCTGGCGCCAGCGGCAAGGCATTGAAAACTGGTGCACCCCTGAAATTGTCTTTAGCTCAAAAGCCATGCCAATTGGCCAGCCGTCCTCATATTCGGCCGCCACTTTTGAGGCCCGCGCTTGCACCAGCATGCGCTGTATTTGCGCCAGGCTCCGGTCCGCCTTGATTGTGGTTGTGTAATTCAGAATTGGCAT